TATCTTGTTTTGAATTCCACATCGACTTCGCAGTCAGTCAAGGTGGTGGGTGCAGGCCCGACCACGGGCGTCACGATGGTGTCTGGCGAGAAGGCACTGATTGCCTGGAACGGTTCGGACTTCGTGAAGGTGGCAACCACGGTCTTGGGTGCCGGGGGCTCCAACACACAGGTTCAATTTAATTCGTCTGGTGTCCTGGCAGGCTCTGCCAACATGACCTTCAACGGCACCACGCTGACCGTTGCTGACCTGACCGATTCCTCCCTTACCACTGGCCGGGTGGTCTACACCACTACGGGCGGCAACCTCACCAGTTCGGCCAACCTGCTGTACTCCGGCACTGACCTGACTGTTTACGGCATCACCGTAGGCCGTGGCGCGGGTGCTGTGTCCACCAACACTGCGGTGGGTAATACAGCGCTGGCTGTAAATGCAACAGGTTCTCGCAATACTGCTGTTGGCTATTTTGCGGCTCTATACACTACAGGTTCAAGTAACACTGCTGTTGGTATTTCTACTCTTGCTGGTTCAAGCGGCACTGCAACAGGAAGCGCTAACACCGCTATTGGTGATGCCGCCCTTACAGGCAACACCTCTGGCTCAAACAATACAGCCGTAGGCGTAAATGCCCTTAACACCAACACCACCGCCTCCAACAACACTGCTGTCGGCTATCAGGCTGCTTATACAAACAGCACTGGGATTCAAAACACCTATATTGGAGTGCAGTCCGGTTATTTGGCTACAGGCTCATATCAAACCGCTGTTGGTTATCAGTCCCTGTACTCATCCACTTCAGGCACTACAAATGAAGCCTTTGGTTGGCAAGCCATGTACGCCAACACAACAGGGGCGTCAAACGTTGGCTTGGGCACCTATGCGCTGACCACCAACACCACAGGCAACTTCAATGTGGCTATTGGAAAGTCGGCGCTCTACTCCAACACCACCGCCTCCAACAACACGGCTGTCGGCTATCAGGCGGGGTATAGCAATACTACTGGCACAGCGAACAACTACTTCGGCGCTCAAACAGGATATACGGCATCTACCGCGAACGGCGTGACCGCTTTCGGCCACAACGCGCTTAAAGTAAGTACGGCCTCAGACAATACTGCATTTGGATACCTTACTCTTTTCTCCAATACAACGGGTACTAATAATACGGCTATAGGTGGGGGCGCATACGGCGTTGACGGCGCCGCGCTTCAAAACAATACTACTGGCTCTTATAACACGGCAATTGGCCACCGCGCACTTCAAGCCAACACCACCGCTTCCAATAACACCGCCGTTGGCTATCAGGCGGGTTATTACAACACCACGGGCACGCGCAATGCGTTTGGTGGCGCATATTCGGGCTACGGCAGCACAACGGGACAATCAAATACTGGTTTTGGCTACAACTCAATGGGTGGGAACGTTACCACTCTGAGTGGCAATAACAACACGGGCATCGGAGATTCTGCGCTCGCCAACAACACCACCGCTTCCAACAACACCGCCGTGGGACATCAGGCGGCGTATAGCAATACAACTGGTACAAATAACACGGTTGTTGGGCAAGGAGGGGCGTATACCTTAACAACCGGCAGTGATAATTCAATTTTTGGTCAAGCGGCCGGGTATGGTTTTGGCGGAACAAACACGGCGTCCAACAACACCATTTCAGGTTCTCATGCCGGTTTCCGAGTAACCACCGGCAATGACAACACGTTGCTTGGTTATTATACTGGTCAGTCTATAACCACTGGAGCCTATAATGTCGGGGTTGGTTCTGGTGCACTTAATGGCAACACCACCGGCTCATACAACACGGCAGTTGGAACACTGGCTCTTTACTCCAACACCACCGCCTCTAACAATACCGCCGTTGGTTATCAAGCGGGGTACTCGACTACGACTGGCACTCCAATCGCGGTCATGGGGTATTTGGCTGCGACTTCTAACACGACTGGTTCAGACATCGTTGCAGTCGGAAGCCAAGCCCTTCGCTTCAACACCACAGGTAACAACAACACTGCGCTCGGCAGTCTCGCGCTCTACTCCAACACCACCGCCTCCAACAACACTGCTGTTGGGTATCAGGCGGGGTACTCTAATAACGCAGGGGCCAACACTTTTATTGGCTATCAGGCGGGTTATACGACTGGCACTGGGTCAAACAACACCGCTGTTGGGTATGAGGCTCTCAGACTTAATTCGACGGGCGTTTATAACGTTGCAGTCGGTTTGCAGGCTTTCAGAGCAACAACCGCAAGTACTAATACCGGGGTTGGTTATCAAGCCGGATACTCAACCACAACCGGAGGGGACAACTCCGCGCTCGGCGGTTTCTCCCTGTACTCCAACACCACCGGCATCAACAACGTAGCGGTTGGTCAGTCTGCTCTCTTTTCCAACACCACCGGCAACAACAACACCGCTGTTGGTTATCAGGCGGCTTACACAGTTGCCGCCAATAGCGGCGTCACTGCCATCGGTTACCGCGCGGCGACTTCCAACACCTCTGCCAATATTACGGCGGTTGGCTCAAACGCTTTGCTCTTCAACACTTCCGGCATCACGAATACCGCAGTTGGCGTCAACGCGCTTTATTCCAACACGACGGGTTCAAGGAACGTAGCGGTCGGCCTTTCAAGTTTGGAAGGAAATACAACCGGCGTTTCCAACACTGCTATTGGCGGCGCTGATCTTTTGGTGGTGAACACCACGGGTTCGTATAACGTGGCCGTCGGTGACTTGGCGCTGCGTTTCAACACAACCGCCTCAAGCAACACTGCCGTCGGGTACGCGGGTTTATATTCCAACACTACTGGCGCACAAAACACCGCCATCGGTAGGGAGGCGCTCCAAGCCAACACCACCGCTTCCAACAACACCGCTGTTGGTTATCAGGCGGGGTATAGTAATACGACTGCCGGTCAAAACACTTTCATTGGTTGGGCATCTGGCTACTCCAACACAACGGGAAAAATTACTGCGGTTGGCGCATACACCTTGTATTCCAACACAACCGGCCAATCAAACGTGGCTGTTGGCGGCAATGATGGCACTGTGGAGGCGGCGCTTCAGGCAAACACGACAGGTGCAAATAACACGGGCGTCGGTATTGGTGCTTTGGCGAAGAACACCACTGCCGCAAACAACACTGCTGTTGGTTATCAGGCGGGGTATAGCGGGACTACTGGCGCAGCAGGCGCTGTTTATGTCGGCTATCAGGCAGGCTTCAGTATTACGGGCACCTCCAACACAATGGTTGGAAATCAAGCCGGTTACTACATCACGACTGGCGCAAAGAACACCATCCTTGGTCAATACAACGGCAACCAAGGTGGCCTCGACATCCGCACTGCCAACAACTGGATCGTGCTGTCGGATGGGGATGGGAATCCGAGGATGCAAATCAACTCCTCGACCTACAACTTGGTGTTTGTCGGAACGGCTCTCTATACCAGTACAGATGGAAATGCCAATTGCGGAACAGCAACAAATCGCTGGAACACTATCTACGCAACCTCTGGCACGATTAACACTTCTGATGCTAACAGCAAGCAAGACATTGCTGATTTGGATGATGCAGAAAAACGTGTCGCCGTTCGCATTAAATCTCTTATCAAGAAGTTTCGCTTTAAGGATGCTGTTGTTAAGAAAGGCGTCGGCGCTCGAATTCATGTTGGAGTAATTGCTCAAGACGTTCAGGCCGCTTTTGTTTCTGAAGGTCTTGACCCAAATCGTTATGGATTGTTTTGCTCTGATACTTGGTATGAAGTGGATGGAATATCTGAGGCTCGGCCAAACGAGCCTTACACCTCAGAAACCCCAAATGCCGTAAAGGTAACCCGCTTTGGCGTTCGTTACGATGAACTGTTGGCGTTTGTTATTGCTGCAATGTAATTTTTGAAAGGAAATTGAAATGCCTGAAGTCGCAACCCCTGTTGAAACCCCGACCGCTGAAGAAGTCGCACGCCACTACAGCGCCGCGATGGACTCGGTGAACCTGCTGAACGCCGGTAAGCCCGAAGGCATGGACGATGCCGACTGGGCCGATTGCAAAAAGCGCAACGTCGAGCACCTGAAGATCATGGTCGCCAAGGAGTGGATGCAGGGTCAAGACCTTGCCCCCCTGAACGCTGCCATCGCTGCCAACGAATAAGGAGTACACATGCAACCCACTAACGACACCCCCATCACCCTGACCCTGGGTCTGGTCAACGCCATCTTGCAATACCTGGGCACCCGGCCTTACGCCGAAGTGTTCCCCCTGGTGGCTGAGATTCAGTCGCAGGCTACGCCGCAGGTGCCGGTGCCCCAAGCCAATGACATTAAAGACGAGCCGGTGCAGTGATGGAAGAGTCGGTCGAAGCCAAGATTGCTAAACAAGCGGCGATGAGAGATGCTCTGTTGGAGCATCTTTCGTACAACCCCGACACCGGCGAATTTATTCGCTTGAAAAACTCAGGCCCTCGAAAGGCGGGTTCAAGGGTTGGCGTTGTCAATGGGCGCTATTTGCAAATTGGTTTTGGTGGCTATCGAGATCGGGCACATCGCTTGGCATGGTTGTTTGTGCATGGTTACATTCCAGAAGAAATTGACCATATCAACGGTAATGGCCTTGATAACAGGATGTGCAATCTCAGGTCTGTTACGCATCAACAAAACAATCAAAACCACATAAAGCCGCCAAAACATAATTCAACTGGATTTATGGGCGTGTCTTTCTTTAAAGGCACAAACAGGTTTTCCTCTTACATTCAGGTTAACGGCAAGAAAATGCATCTTGGGTACTTTGATACCCCTGATGAGGCGCATCAGATGTACTTGCAGGCAAAGAGAAAGTATCACTCATCATGCACGATCTGAAGTTGATTCCCGAAGTGGAGGCGCGGTTGACGGGCCATGAGCAGGTTTGCGCCCAGAGGTACGAGGCGATTGAAAAACGTCTTGACGATGGCAGCAAGCGGATGCGAAACATCGAAGTCTGGCTGTACATCACTCTGGGCGCGGTCCTGCTCGGCCCCGGCGCAATGGCAGAGGTGGTCAAGAAGTTCTTTGGGCTGTAGATGGAGCCAATAACCGGCATTCTCGCGGCAGTATCAGCGGCGAATGCTGCGTTCGGAGCCGTTAAGAAACTCGTTGCCACGGGCCGCGAAATTCAGGACGTTGCCGGTCAGATCGGTAAATGGTACGGCGCATTCGGAGACTTCAACCGCCTCGCCACCGAAAAGGCCAACAAGAAGCCGTCCGTATTCAAGCGCCTGCTGCACGACGACAGCATCGAGCAGGAAGCCTTGCAGATCACGATGCACAAGCAGGCGTTGGTCAAGCAGGAGTACGAACTCAAGATTCTGATCATCGCTCACTACGGTGAGAACGTGTACAACGAGATGATCATGGAGCGCATCCGGCTGAAGAAGGAGCGCGAAAAGAAGGAGCGTGAGCATCGTATTCGGCAAAAGGAGTTCATGCTCAACGCCAAGTACGGGGCGGCTATCGCCTTTCTCCTGACCGCACTCATTGCGGTGGGTTACTACATCATTGACAAGGTGCAGAAATGAGTTTCAAGAAGCCGCCGGAGGGCGCAAGCCGGTCAGAGAGGGAAGCCCATGTCAAGGCTCTTGCTGCGGTTTCTATTAGCCTGCTTGCTCTACTGCTTGCTGTTACAAATTACTTTGCCGGACGAAACTCTTCTGCGGTTCTTAACGGCACCATAGCGGCAAACAACCTGTGGACTTGGTACGGCACCAAGAACGTCCGCGCCTCGATGTACTCCATCGCCGCCGAGCAGGGCGGGAAGTCTGCCGACACCTTCGACAAGCAAGCCATTCGTCTGAAGGATGACATGGTGGAGATCGAAGCCAAGGCTCGTGAAGCGGAGGCGGCGCGGGATGCGGCAAAGGCTAAATCTTCGTGGTACTCCTATTCCGGCATGGCGCTGCAACTCGCCATCGTCCTGTCCTCTGCGGCCATCCTGGCCGTTACCCTGAGTCTGTTCTACGCTTCTGTTGGGGTGGGTGCGGTCGGGGTGCTTCTGTTCTTCTTTGCACTGGGGGCTTAAATGCTGTCGCTTCTTTCCACCCTCGGCGGGCTGCTGCTCTCGGGCCTGCCCAAACTGCTTGAGTACTTCCAAAACAAGGCAGACCAAGCCCATGAACTGAAGTTGGCTCAGGTTCAGACCGAACGCGAATTGCAACTGGCAGCGGCAGGTTTTGCCGCCCAGGCCCGGATGGAAGAGATTCGCACCGAACAGGTGGCGATGGAAACCGACGCTCGGATGACCGAGGCGGCTCTGGCGCACGACCAGAAGATCATGGACAAGGCATCAAAGTGGGTGGTGAACTACACCGGCACGGTGCGCCCCACGGTGACCTACATCTTCGTGTTTGAGTTGGTCGCCATCAACGCCTTCATGGCGTGGTACCTGTGGCAGCACCCAACGCTCATCCAGAACATTGACGATGTGATCCGGTATTCCGACCTGATCTTCTCTGCCGACGAGATGGCTATCCTTGGCGGCATCATCGGCTACTGGTTCGGGTCGCGCCAGTGGAGTAAGAAGTGAAACTGAGCAGTGCAGGGGAAACCCTCATGCACAAGTACGAGGGCTTTAGGAGTAAACCCTACCTTTGCCCCGCCCATATCTGGACGATTGGCTACGGCCATGTCCTGTATCAAGAGCAGATCAGGCTCCCGGTTATCCGCAAGGAAGGCTACACCGGGATGCTTCGCAACGAGTTCCCGCTGAAGCCGGAGGACAACCGTGTCTGGACCAAGACGGAGATTGACGAACTATTCCGTGATGATGTCGGGACTTTTGAACGCGGTGTTCTTCGACTTGTTCCCGGTGTATCTGGGCGTCAAGGCTCTTTTGACGCTCTGGTCAGTTTTGCCTTCAATGCAGGGCTAGGCAACCTTCAGAGAAGCCAGATCAGGATGCGGGCCAACCGGGACGACTGGAATGGGGCGGCAGACGCCTTTCGCCAATGGACGATGGGTGGTGGCAAAGTGTTGCCCGGTCTGGTAAAACGGCGTGAAGCCGAGATTGCCCTTTTCCTGTCTTGACGGGAGAATACCGATATGCCGCAAGCGATAAACACACATAGTGTTCTCCTTGTCAATGACGATTGGAGTGTAACGTGCCACTAAAGCGTCTGCAACTCCGCCCAGGGGTGAACAGAGAGAACACCCGCTATACCAACGAGAACGGTTGGTATGAGTGCGATAAGGTACGTTTCCGCCAAGGTACTCCTGAGAAGATCGGGGGGTGGGCACCGCTTTCTACATCTACATTCCTCGGGGTGTGCCGCTCTCTGTGGAACTGGTTGACGCTGAGTTCGGTCAACCTCATCGGTGTTGGCACCAACCTCAAGTTCTATATTGAACAGGGCGGGATGTACAACGATGTCACGCCGCTGCGAACCACGGTCACTCTTGGTGCTGACCCCTTCACAGGCAACGGAACCACAACGGTCACGGTCACGGCTTCGTCGCATGGAGCAATCACGGGGGACTTTGTAACCTTCAGCGGCGTCACGGGTACATACGCATCCCTGCTCAACGGCGAGTTCCAGATCACGGTCATCAACTCCGGCTCGTACACGATTACCACGGCCTCGGCCATCCCTGCGGTATCAACGGGCGGTTCAGCAGTTTCTGCGGCGTATCAGATCAACACAGGCCCGGCTATTGCAGTTCCGTTGGCGGGTTGGGGTGCCGGTGCATGGAGTTCCGGTACGTGGGGTGTTGGCGGTTCGTCCAACACGTCGATTCGCTTGTGGAGCCAGATGAACTTTGGCGAAGACCTGATCTTCGGGCCTCGCGGTGGCGGCATGTATTACTGGGATGCCACGAGTGGCGTGAGTACCCGTGGTGTCCTGCTTTCCAGTCTGTCCGGGGCCAACGGTGTGCCCACCGTACAGAACGAAATCTATGTGTCCGACATCAGTCGGTTTGTGTTTGCCTTCGGATGCAACGAGATCGGCTCTGCGGCGCAAGACCCGTTATTGATTCGGTGGTCGGATCAGGAAAGCGCAACGGACTGGACTCCTACAGCCACTAACCAAGCCGGTAGCCTGCGCCTGTCTCACGGGTCAGAGATCGTCACGGCAGTCCAGACCCGTCAAGAAATTGTGGTGTTCACGGACTCTGCTGTCTATTCCTTGCAGTATCTGGGTGCTCCAGAAGTCTGGGGCGCTCAACTGCTTGGCGACAACATCTCGATTGAGAGTCAGAACGCAGCCATCGTGGCATCTGGCGTGGTGTACTGGATGGGTGTGGACAAGTTCTATGCCTACGACGGTCGCGTGCAAACGCTCCCCTGCGATCTGCGCCGGTATGTCTTTGGCGACATCAATCAGTCTCAGGGTGCCCAGTTCTTTGCCGGGACTAACGAGGGCTTCAACGAGGTCTGGTGGTTTTACTGCTCGGCTAATTCCATTACGGTAGATCGGTATGTAGTCTACAACTACCTTGAGAAGATTTGGTACTACGGCACGATGGCCCGCACAGCATGGCTAGATTCCGGTACGTTGGACTACCCGATTGCGACGACCTACCTCAACAACATCGTGCTGCATGAAAATGGGGTGGACGATAACGTCAACGGCACGCCCGTGGCGATCAATGCCTACATCGAGTCCGCCGAATTTGACATCGAGGACGGGCAGAACTTCGGGTTCATCTGGCGCATGCTGCCTGACGTGACGTTCTCCGGGTCTACTGCGTCTAACCCGTCTATTACGATGACGCTGATCCCAATGAAGGGTTCTGGCTCCGGGTTTAACACGCCTCAGTCCCTGGGTGGGTCGAGCAGCGCAGCAGTCACGCGTAGCGCCACCGTGCCGATTGAGCAGTTCACCAACATCGTTTACATCCGGGTGCGCGGGCGTCAGTTGATTATGAAAGCCCAGTCTGATGCGCTTGGCGTGGCGTGGCAGTTGGGCTCGCCGCGAATCGACGTTCGCATGGACGGCAGGCGCTAGATATGAGTTTCATTATTGAAGATGCAACCGTCCCTGCGCCACCCAACCTGCCACTGGCTCCGGGGGGCTATGACTCTCGGTATCAAGAGGCGCTTAACAACGTCCTGCGTCTGTACTTCAACCGGCTTAATTCACTGCTGAGTCGAATCGTGACAACTGCATCCCCCATCCCAATTTCCATCGGCGGCACCAACACGGACGCCTTTGGGCGGCTGCGGGTCAGTCAGCCCTACACGCTCTTTGACAGCCAGAATCGCTACGCTGCCGATAATCAATTTGATGTAGCCACAACCGGCACGGGTACAACTACGTTCTTGCCCAACGAAGCGGCAGTGAAGATGGAAGTCACCGGGGCCGGTGTGGGCTCGGTCAAGCGGCAGTCCTATCGCTCCATGCCGTATCAGCCCGGTAAGGGGTTGTTGGTGCTTGCCACCTTCGTGATGGACAGCAGCCAGAGCCTGAACCTCACGCAGCGGGTGGGATACTACAACGATCAAAACGGGGTGTTCTTCCAACGAGTGGATGGCACCTATTCGTTTGTCCTGCGCTCTTATGTAACGGGAGCGGTGTCGGATGCCCGGACGGTAAACCAAAGCAGTTGGAACGGCGATAAGTTGGACGGCTCTGGCGCTTCCGGCTACACGCTTGACCCGAGCAAGGCGCAGATTCTGTGGATGGACTTTGAGTGGCTCGGTGTCGGGTCGGTCCGGTGCGGCTTCATCATCAACGGTGAGTACATCGTCTGCCACACGTTCAACAACGCCAACGACATCACCAATGTTTACATGACGACGGCCATTCTGCCGGTCAGGTACGAGATTGTGACCACAACCTCTGCTGTTGCGGCATCCATGAAGGCCATCTGCTGTTCGGTGGTGTCTGAGGGTGGGTTTGAGCAGACCTCCATCGACCATGTGGCGCGTCGCACCACAGCGTTTACCAATATCGACACGGCGGCGTTCTACCCAATCGTGTCCATCCGCTTGGCCTCTGGGCGCACAGGTTCTGTGGTTCTTCCCAATCGGACGCAGTTCCTGCCCTTGACCAGTCAAAACTATGAGGTGGCGCTAATTAAGAATGCCACGCTGACCAGTGCGACCTGGGCGGCAACGGTGCCTTCGGACTCTAACGTGGACTACGATGTTGCGGCTACTGCCCTGTCCGGCGGCACCATCGTGCAAACGGATTACGTCACCAGCACCGGCAGCGGCGGCACGATCAACACGTCTTCCACGGTGTCCTACAACTGGGATTTGCAGTTGGGTGCCTCCATCGCGGGGGTCAGTGACACGCTTACCCTGGCCGTGCGGACGGTATCTGGAGCCACCAAAGGCGATGGCGTCGGTTCAATCTCCTTCTACGATCTGACGCAGTAAGACTATGGCGATGAACTACTTCGATGAGCGCGAGCCGACAGAAAACGACCTGTTGAATATCGTCGGCGGCGGTGAGGCCGCTGCCCCGGCTCCGTTTGATTTCAAGTCTTATATGTACGCCGGGAGCCCCGGTGATCATGCTGCTGCTACTGTGCGCGGCCTTCAGTATGCAGCGCAGCAGGGGTGGAGCCCGGAGCAAACTATCTCTGAGTGGAACAGCGCCCTCGGTACCAACTTCACGTTGGCCGATTACTATCGGGCAACAGGTACGCAACCGCCTTCTACGACGGCTACTACCGCGCCGACTACCACGGCCCCCACGGCGGCAACTACTACCATTGCCCCTACACAGTTTGACCGTCAAGAGTTACTTAATCTCTATAGGAGCGGCGATTACACCCCAGAGGACTTGCAAAGTATTTTGCAAGATACGGTTATAGGTACGGTGCCCACACCTACTCCTACACCCACACCGACAGTCCCAACCCCAGTAACGCCGACGACGCCGGTCATCACGGATACGTCCGGTCAGACACTGACGGCGGGTGATCTTGGTGTTTCGCCAACGCCAACGCCCACAACTCCAACCCCCGCCCCTACGGCACCCACGCCAACGCCGACCACCCAAAACACAACCGCCTCAGCAATCAGCGCGGCGGCGTCTGCAAAGCCGCAAGATTTGTTATCCACGCTGCTAAGTAAAGACCCAAGTATTGCCGATCAATTACGAAACAGTTATGCCCAGGCAAACTTGATGGGTGAGGCTTCTACTTACAACGACCCCGGCGTACAAGTCGGTAACTACACCGTGCGGTCAATGCCGATTGGGTATGACTTTTCCGGTAATCGCACGGGTGGCGGGTTTGAGGCGTTTCAAGAAACAAAGAATGATCGAGGACTGCCGCTTCAGACGAAACTGACATACGACGACGCCGGAAACATAACTGGCAGTGAGGTGCGCTACTTTACCGGCGGCGATAGCGGAATCGTTTATCAATTTGGTGCAGACGGTAAGATTGTCGGCCAACCAAAAGGATTTGATTATTCCGAAGAATGGAAGGCTCCCGTAGGGACCATTTTCTCAATGATTGCCCCGGCTCTTGGGCCGTGGGGCATGCTTGCCAACGCCGCATTTCAGGCTGGACAGGGCAACTATCTCGGGGCAATCGCCGCCGGTGCAGGTGCGCTCGCGGGTCTGTCCGGCGCTGCCACGGCAATTGACCCAATCA